AATATCATTTTCTTCATAAAGTGCTATTGTTGATTCTAGTGGGGTCATGCGGAGCGGATAAGGCAGCCGGAAAGATAGTTTGCTTGAATGGCTGGGCTAACAACCAAATCCAAAGTTGATCCGCTCTGTTGAAAAGCCCACAATTCAACATAATCAGTAGTGCCATTAAAATAGATTACATCTGATGCAATAGATGATCTCATTCCGTTAGCGCCAAGTCTTTGTTCTGTTCCGTTTAAAATAATTATTGCAATAGCATTAGCATTTGAAAGAAAGTCAACTTGTCCTATTATTAAATAATACCCAGCCACATTTGGTGTGAACCTAGACGAAGAGAAGCACGACGCAGTATCATAACTTTCGGTTTGAAGATTTACTTTTGTAGTAGCACCACTTGGAATAGATGTGGTTATGGTTGCATACGCCCTAAACGCAGGCCCATTCCCGACCACATTCGTACCTAGCTTCGCTTGGGTAACATTTGCATCAGCAATCTTTGCAGTGGTTACATTGGAGTCAGCAATCTTTGCTGTTACAACCGAATTAGACGCAAGTTCATTAGAGGTAATCCCACCAGCAGATACGGCAAGTTTCCCCGGAGACACAACCTGCAAGGTAGTTCCTTGGATCGCATCGCTGGTAAATGTCGTTTCATCAATGATGTTATTCATCTTAGCACTGGTGATTGTGTCAGTGCTTGTAAATGTGTAGGTTGTATTTACAACTCCCATATTATTTTTGTGATAGAATTTGTCTGTTGGTAATGGAACCCGCCACTTGAATAGAGTGGATCTTAGGTGAACCGATAGTCCTTGTCAATGTGATAGTCCCAGTATAGCCACGCTGACCACCAAGTCTGCATCGGATGCTTGCGGTTTCGGCCTCACCAGCGGTGCTGGGTGATAGAATCTGCCCACCAAGGAATGTGGTGGTAGTTCCAATGCTTTCAGCAGAGTCTGGGTCTTCGGTGGCAAACGCAATATCGTACTCACCAGTCTCTCCCGCCAAGTTCTGCATCTGAACCTGTGCGTCCGTGAACCTTTTGCGCTCAAGGGTCTTAAAGTCGTACCCACGGCTAGTCACATACGAGTTGATCGTGGGGGTGACCACATCTGTGCTTTCATTCGTGACGCTCAGGCGGTCTACGGACGAGTCAGAGGCATCAATCTGGTGCAAGCCACCATTAGAGCTAACGGCATACAGGTTATTACGAACCCCAGCACTTGCCGTGATGAAGTTCTTGATCAAAAACCTAGAATCTCCGTAGGTATCAAGCGACTCCCATCCTTTATTCAAGAAGTTGTAGATCAGAACCGCGTTATTTCCACGGGCATCATTACCTCCAGCCACAGAATCCAACGGGACAGCGATGTAATAGCGGTTGTTGAAATAAACCGCTACCGATTCACCAGCAAGGTTCTTGTTAATGCGGTCGATGTACGGCTGGATGTTCTTGGAAAGTGGTTCCTCCGTGCCGCGAAGGTTGTAATCGTTAAGGAAGGTTAGCCCGTAAATGCCCTCATCGGCCAAGAATAGCATGTTGTTAGCCTGCATAACCACCGTCTTGCGAGCCAAACACCCAACCTCACCAGTAAGCTCCTTGACCACGGTGTCAGACAGGCTTCCTTGGGTCTGTGTTACAAGGTGGATGCTATTGCGGTTCAAGACCACCAAGGAATCGTCGTAGAACCCGTGCATCGCTACCACATAGTCGGCAGTACCGCCAGTAATACGGAACTGGTTCTCGATTTGGTCGAAGGTCGTAGTGTCCAGTAGGTCGGAAACCGCAATCTCGTCGGAGATCTTTCTGCTAGTGTAAACTGGTGCGCTAAAAGTGCCAGATTGGGAGTAGTAGAACGGAACGAACAACCTGCGCTGGAAGTAAGTAGCCCAAGGCGCACCCGGCTGGTGCATAAACCCACCGCCTTCTGTGAACCTGCCGCCAAACTCAACCTGACCAGTGCTGCCACTTGCGGTTATATTGGCGATTGGCGCAAGGAACTGAATGTTTGTTGTGCTCGCTGATGTTACTTGAAATTGTTTACCAACAATTGCGGTAAACTCTGGGATGGTTGTCTCGTAAATTACGACAATGTCACCAGCAAAAATGGTTAAGTTGCCAGTAATCGTCAAGGAAACCAAACCGCTTGATACTGTAACATGGGTTCCACTAGCATTAAATGTTTGTGGCTGGGTGTAAGCACCTCCGGGGGACAAGGTAAACCCATCAGTCATGGTGGCTACCGTGGTTACAAATGTGGTGCTAGTAGAAATCCCAGATGCCACAAAAGTAAATGAGTCTTGGTCAACTATTGTTGCTACCGTGAATGTTCCATTGGGAGGAGTGCCACTAGTAAGCCCAGCGATAACCACAGACGCACCAGCGGTTAGACCGTGTTCACGAACCTTCATTGTCACTACGGTATTTGGACTGGCGGTTGCGTTGGATGACGCAGAAAGAATAGCCCTGCCATTAGGATACCACTCCAATGCTTGCTTCCCATCCCGCATGATCATCACCTTGTCAAAGCACTGTAACATATCGCAGTTACTCCCAACGGTGGCTCCCACGGGATACGGGATAGTCGTTGCCGTGTAGGGTGTCGTAGAAAGGTCGATCTTCTTCGCCAGAGTCTCCAGCGCAACAATGATGTATTCCTTGTTGGACTCGTTAGGGTCAGAGAACATGCAGGATGCCAACACATCGCTGGCTGCGGCATCGTTAATGTTGATCTGGGTAATCCTTGGAGTCGCCCCTAGTGCCACGGCGGTCACGCCAGTAACAGGGAAGGTCAATGTGTTTACGGTGGCCGCAGTCACAGCCTTAACCCCATTGTTGTCTGTGCCAGTAAAGGTAATACCGCTAACCGTAAGGTTGCCAACTTGTCCGACTATGATTCCATGTCCAGCCACGGTAATCGTTACCACATTCGCGGTATACGACACAGCGGTGATAGCCAAATAGAATGGGCTAGGAAGGATGTGGAACGGAAGGTTCAACGGAGTGCCTCCAGTAGTCAGCACAGGGCTAACAGACACCACGCTCTTGCGCGGCCTCCAGAAGCCTTCCATGCGCCCATTAAGGCTTTCCCTTACCTCACCCGGCTGGAGTTGGTTCAGCTGCAATCTCTGGTTCACACCAAAGAATCCACGATCACCATCGGCGGCAATCGCGTCATCTAACCCACCAGTGGATCGGAACTGCGACATTATGCGCGGTAACCAATAACAACACCAGATGTAAGCGTGAAGCTATTGATAGTGCCACCAATACCAACCCCAGCAGGGATAGTAATGGTGATTAGCTTCGTGCTAGCATTCGTAAGGTTAGGCGCAACAAACGCACTAAACACAGTGTCGTTCACAGTCTGAACCCAACGGAATGGCCCAGTAGCCGCATCCGTACCAGAGTACACCTGTCCGCCGCCTTGACCTTGAAGATCGTATGAATCGCCTCTAGGCATAATATAAATAAGTTAAGCCCAACACCATGTCGGGCATGCATTCTCAAATGCGGAGGGAATCACCATGCGTCAAGGGGGAACTTGTGGGTGTCATTGACCCCCCATTCACCCCACATTGCAAGTCAAGCATTGGCAAGCGCAAGTAAAGTACCACCCACGGGTTCGCGTGCCGAGTACTAAACGCTCTTGCAGAGGCGCGGGGTGGTAGCGTCAAATTGCAGGGGGAACGCCAACTTGGCAAGTTCCCAGTCGGGAACATCGGGGGGGATTTGGGGGGGTGAGAGGGGGAATGTGCGCGAGCGGGAATAGTTATTTTACTTTTGACAATAAGACTCCTTTTGTTACAATCACCGCATGTCCAACAATTGTGGAACCTACATCGTCAAATGCGGCAACACCGCTTACATCGGATCAAGCTCAAATTTCCAGCAAAGGAAGTCCGCTCACAAGCGTGACCTTGAGCGGGGAATCCACCCGAACCAAAACCTTCAGCAGGCCTTCGACGGGTCACAGGATTTCTCGTTCATCCCTCACCAGTACATCACCCCAGTAGACTGCCCAAACGAGCTACGCGCCATCCTGCGCCACGCAGAGCAAGCCCTGCTGGACGAGGCTGCAAAATCCAACCTGTGGCTTATCGCCAATGTCTCACAAAACGCATTCGGCCCACACGCAAGACCAGACATGGTGGCAAGGTGGCAAGACCCAGAGTTCCGTGAGTCCATGTCCAAAATGATCAAATCCAGAGTCATTAGCGACGATACCAAGCGCAAGATGTCGCTGGCAAAGCAGGGCGCAAATAACGCCAAGGCTCGCAAGGTAATCGTCACCAACCCGGACGGGTCAGAAACCACCTTCAGCACAACCACCGAGGCAGCGCAGTTCTTCCGAATCTCGCAGCAACTCCTGCACCTCATGCTCAAGGGTAAGACCGCTTGGCCTGGCAAGGGGAAGTTCATCCGCAACAAGGAAAACGAGTGGATGAGGGAATACGAGGCTAGGCTGGTGTAGGTTCCACTTTGGGCAATTTTTGAAGGGGGGGTTAATCGCTCCCCCTTTTTTTGCGCCCGGAAAAAACTGACCCCCCCGCCCCATCCTATTGTTACAAGCGGTGACAAGGTTAGTAATATTGACTCCTGTTCCACGGGATTCCCCAGCATCTACCGGTGTTCCACGGGATTGGGTGTGCAGTCTGGTCGCGCTGCCGTGTTGAGCAGCAGGGTGGACACTAGATATGGTGGCGGTGATCAACCCTCGCGTGCGTGTTTGTGATTCTGTTGCGGAAAGTGGGAAC